CAACTGACGAGTATTCAATTGAAGTTAAAGATGGTGCCGTTGCAGGTATTATGGAGACTGAAGTTGAAGTAGAAGTTGAGAATCCAGCAGAACCAGTTGAAGCAACTGAAAAAGTTGAAACTGAAATGGTTATGGAGCCAAAAGCAGATGAATCAAAAGATGAATTTGTGTCAAGATGTGTATCTTACGAAGTAGGTAATGGTAAAGAGCAAGACCAAGCACTTGGTATGTGTTATGCAATCTATGACGAAAAAATGGGTTCAGACAAAATGGAATCTGAAAAAGAAACAAATATGTCAGAACTTGAATCAAAAGTTTTAGAAATGTCTAATATGATTACATCACTAATAGATATTACTGAGAAATTAAGTGAAAAAATTATTAATTTATCAAATCAACCAGCGGTACTTCCAGTAGTTATGGAGAAAAACTTAACACCAGCTGAATTGAGAGTTGAAAGATTAAAATCATTGACTAAAAACAAATAAAAAAAAACAAAAATAAAAATGGAAAAGAAAAATCTAAAATTTAGTGCTTCTTACACATCAATCAACAAGTATGTTGACCAATTATACGATGGATTCATTCCTTCAGTTGTTGGTAAAGTAAGAACCCTTGACTTTATTAGCGTTGTTCCAGATGTTAAATATTCAAAAGTTATTCCAAATGTGGATACTACTCTTGATTTAATTGCAGCTGATACATGTACAACTTTTGCTAACGGAGCAACAACTTCAATAACAGGTATTACATTAACAACTTGTTATAAAAAAATGGAAGAATCAATCTGTCTTAACGAAATGGAACAATACTATTTTGGTCAATTTATGAGACGTGGTTCAGACCAAGAAAATTTACCATTCGAAGAGGCTTTCTTCAATGAGAAATTTGAAAAAATCGCTAAGAAATTAGACGTAACATTCTGGCAAGGTGATTCTTGTGTAGGTGGTGTACTTTCAACTGCTGGTATCGCTGGTATTACAGCTTCTGGTGGTACGGTAATTACAACTGCATCTTTCTCACAAGTATCTTCAACCGTAACCAATGGTGTTATCGGAGCTATCGATGCAGCTATTGACGCTCTTAACTCAGATATGTTAAGTGAAGAATTAGTATTGGCAGTAGGTCAAGACATCTTTGATAAATATACACGTTCAGTAAGAAACCTTAACTTGTATCATTTCTCACCAGATGAGATTGATGGAGCAGCTGTAAGATTATTCGGTAAAAGAAACATCACAATGTTTGCAACCGTAGGTCTTAACGGAACTAACAAAGCTCTTTTAACTAAGGGTTCATACATTCACTGGGGAACTGATTTAACTCCAGATGAAGAGCCTATCAAGGGTGAATACAATATGTATCTTGATAAGTATCTAATCAGATATAAAGTTAAGATTGGAAATGCATTATCATTCCCAGGAAGAGCAGTAGTATTAAAAGCATCTTAATTATAGTTATGAAGTGGTGGTTAGAATAATCTAATCACCACCTAATAACAAAAAAATCAAAAATAAAATGGCTTGTAATTTAACATCAGGTTATACATTAGGTTGTAGAGATTCACTAGGTGGAATTCAAAGAGTTTTTATTGGAATTTGGGATAAAAATACGGTCTATGGTTTAACAGGACCTTGCGACACGATTGATTCAATAGTTCCAGAAGCTCCATTTTATACCTTTGAGCAAGAATTAGAGACAGCTTCCTTCATTCAAAATGGTCAGTATTCTACCGAGAATGGAACATCATTTTATGAACAGACGCTTGAAATCACACTACAAAAGTTAGATGCGTGTAATAGACAACAAATAAATGTTTTAGGACAAGGTGTTTGGAGAGTTATTATCTTAGACCAAAGAGGAACATATTGGTTAATGGGTAAGCAAAACCCGGTAAGGGTAACAGCAGCTACACCACAACTAGGTAAAGCATTTGGAGATTTGAATGGAGCGGTTATAACCTTTACAGGTAAAGAACCAGAACCAGCATTTGCTTTAACAACTGCGGCAGCTCTATCTGTTATTGATAATGGTTTTATATTATCAGAGATAGATGACTTTATCATAAGTGAGATAAATGAGTTTTTCATACAAGAATAAAAATAAAAAAATAAAATGGCAAATATTAAAATATCACAAATGACATCAGCCGGAGCACTTACAGGTGCTGAGACGGTAGCTGGGTTACAAAGTGGTTCAAATGTTGGAATAAATGTTCAAGACATTGCTGATTTAGCAGCAGGTGGAACTGGTCTAATTTGGGACAAAGTTACTATCACATCGGCTCAATTGTTAAGTATGAATACTACATTGATTGATATAGTAGCAGCACCAGGAGCAGGTATAGCAGTTCTTCCTTATAGTGTTCTTTTATACTATAGATTCGGAACGACTGAATACTTAACCAATTTGAATGTTATATTATCACCAAATAATTCAATATGGAATGTAGCATTTAATAGTGCTCTACAAGGAACTCAGGATAGAATTACTTCTAGAAGTATATTTCCAACCGTATCAGCATCTGGTGGTAATATTGATAATCAACCTTTACAGGTTCAGGTTCAAACTGCTAATCCAACAGCTGGAGATGGTACATTAGATGTGTATGTTGCATACTATCTATTAACACTTTAAAAGATATAAGAAAACTTATAATAAAAAAAAAACAAAAACAAAATGGCATGTAATTTAACATCAGGTTATAGTTTAGGATGTAGAGATTCATTAGGTGGTATCCAAAGAGTTTATATTGGAACTTGGGATGCTGATACGGTTTATGGTTTAACAGGACCATGTGACACTATTAATTCAATTAGTCCAACTGCTTCTTTCTATACTTTTGAACAAGAGTTGGAAACAGCATCTTTCATTCAAAATGGTCAGTATTCAACTGAAAATGGAACATCATTCTATGAGCAAACTTTAGAAATAACACTACAAAAGTTAGACGCTTGTAATAGAGACCAAATCAAAATCCTTGGACAAGGTGTATGGAGAGTAATCATCCTAGACCAAAGAGGAACATATTGGTTAATGGGTAAACAAAATCCAATTCGTGTAACAGCGGCTACACCTCAATTAGGTAAAGCATTTGGAGATTTGAATGGAGCGGTTATCACCTTTACAGGTAAAGAACCAGAACCAGCATTTGCTTTAACAACTGCGGCAGCTCTATCTGTTATATCATAACTAAACTATCCTAGCTACCCTAGGAAAACAAAAAACCCAGTAAGTTTGTGAATATATCTTACTGGGTATTTTTGCTGCCTTTATTTAAGGCTACAAGTTTTTTTTGGATTATTTAATTGGTCTGCTAAGTATATTGAAGTAGAAGCATCTCTATTTAAGGATTCACAAGTATTCTTTGCTTCATTTTCTTTACTATCAATAATAATTGTATCTTCATACATATTCGGTATAAAGTTAAGTCCAACAGGAGGCTCAATAATACATTGGCAAGTATATTCCTTTTTACAAGAAATTAGTAGTATTGAAGTAATAGCTATTATTAAAATTGATTTCATTTTCACTTTTATTTTCTATTATATATTAAATTAACGACTGAGGTTTGTTTTAAGAATTCTAACGATTGTTATAATATCAGAATATTGTTCAACATATTCTTTAAGGTCTTTACGAATCTCTGATTGTGTTCTCACATCGCAGTTATAGATTAATTGTGGGGTAAGATTTAGGCAAACCATATAAGTAGGAACTAGTTTTGCTAATTCGTTCATTGATAGCCAAATTTCATTTGATAAATTGATAAGTTGTGGAGTTTTCATATTATTTATTATAAGTTATTTCGAAAAAGTAAGCGAGAATATTAGGGTCTTCATTTTTAACTGGGTCAGTAGTAATGGCTCTTTGAGTAGTTTGAGCATTATTTGTAATTGATACTTGGCCATTTCCGTTAAAAGTAACGTTATTCATAAGGTCGCTAATTCTAATCTTCATTATGTCTGATTTTGAATTATACCAACCAAGTACATCAAAATTAGGATTAATAGATTTGTTAAAGATTAAACCTAAACTGACTTCAACATTAACTGATTTGATATTGAATTCAAAAAGTGCAGAGTTCTCAGTCAATTGACCGGTTGTTTTAGCCTTAAATGCTAAATTTAAACTAGAAGTAGATTTTTTAATGTCTTTTTTCGTTACCATAGTGATTGTGTTTTAAGATTAGAATACAAATATAATAAAAAGAATTGAAACTACAAAATTATTTATATTGTATTCCAGTCTCTAAACATACTAAGAAGGCGATTTAATACAGAAACACACTCTTCGTCAGTAAGTTCTTCAAGTATGCAATCTTGATAAAACTCCGGGTCATCCAAAAGTTCAACCATTTCAATAAATACTTCATCCGGATATGAGTTCCAGGCTTTTGATACTAAATTCTGTAAAGGTGTTAAGTCGTTCATAATGTTTATTTTTTAAGTTTGTTATACAAAGATAAGGATAATAATTTAATCTACAAATTTATTGTGTATCTTTTTGATTTCTTTTCTTATCACCACCTAAAAGACCATTAATGAATTGAAAAGCTAAATATCCAACTAAGATGGCAAAAATACCTTTTACAAAATATGGATTTGTAAATAAATCACCAAGTAAATCACCAAGTTCATTAAAACTATTTCTAAGAAATAGAGGAGAAATTATAAGTTGATTTTGTAATACGATAAATACTAAAAGAACGATAATAGAAGTTAATAATGTTTTCATGTTGTTTATGTTTTAAGTTTGTTATACAAAGATAAGGATAATTTCTGAACTACAAAATTAAATGAATAAAAAAATAAAAAAATATATTTAAGGTATGATATATTTACTTACAGGTACAAACTCAATAGTAGTTACTTTATATGAGAAATGTCTTAATATTACTAATCCATATTTTACGTGGCAAATTGTTAATAAGACGACAAAGGATGTGACTTATTTTTATCAAGATGACCATTCAACGGCTCCTTGGTATTATAATAGTTTTACATTCTCAATAGCAACTCAATCAGGTTTAACTGCTGGTATATTGAATAATCCGGTAGGTGAATATACATATACGGTATGGGAAATGAATGAACCTTATAACTTGAATATAGCATCAGCAAGTAATCCTAATCCAATTGAAACAGGTATATTAAAAATTGTTGGAACTGCTAATGGTATTAATGATTTACAAACTTTTACTTTTTCAGGAAATATACCATCATTTAATCAAATATAAAACAAGATATGCAAATAAAATTATTTAACTTACAACAAACCTCAGAACTAAATTATGAAGAAAAATTCATGAGAGATGGTATCATCAGTTGGGGAGCCGAAAATGATTTTCCTAAATACTTACAAAGTTTAATGGATAAATCATCAAAACACAATGCTATTATGAAATCTAAATCCTCAATGATTGGAGGTGCTGGTTTTTCATCATTAGATATAAGAACAGAACAATTCCTAATAGAAAATAATATGGATGATGTTCTATTGAGAGTATCTTATGATTATGAATTGTATGGTAATTTTGCCTTAAATATAATTTGGTCTCGTGATAGACAATCTATATCTAAAATAAACTATATTGATGTTTCAAAAGTAAGAGTTATGACACCTGAATTAGGAATGCCTGTTAGTAAATTTGCTGTCAGTGATAATTGGGAAAGAACTAGAATGTTTAAGCCTGTTGTTTATGATGCTTTCAATACAGGAGATAGAATTAATGGTTCTCAAATATTATGGGTTAAGGATTTTAGACCAGGTTCTGAGTTCTATTCATTACCAGAATATATAAGTTCTAAAAATTGGATTGAATTAGAATATGAGATTAGTCAATTTCATCTTTCAAGTGTTAAGAATGGTTTTTTACCAAGTATGGTGATTAACTTTTCAGCTCAAATACCAAGTCCAGAAGAAATGGATAATGTTATTAGAAGATTGAAAAAAGAATATGAGGGAGCAAGTAATGGTGGTAAAGTAATATTTACTTTTAGTGATGGAGCTCAAAACGCACCAGTAATAACACCAATTAATCCTAATAATAGTGATGAAAGATTTATTCAATTAAATAAAGAAGTTACTGAAGGAATAATGGCTGGTCATAGAGTTATAAATCCAAGTTTATTTGGTATAAAAACAGAAGGTGAATTAGGTGGTAAAAACACTATATTAGAGAGTATGGATATATTTACAGCACAATATATCAAACCAAAGCAAAAAGTCATCCAATCAATTGTAAATGATGTTTTATCAGTAAATGGTTTAGGTGAAGCAATCATTAATAAGTTTAGGATTGAAACAACAATTCAACCAAATGTAACAGAAATCTTAACTTTATTACAAGCTCCAATATCAACAGAACAAAAATCAGAATTATTAAAATTGGTTGGATATGATGACGATTCAATTAAAAAATTATTAAATACAAATGAATAAAGCTAAATTTATTACTTTTGAATATCTTGTAAAATGGACCATCATGGACGAGAATGTGGATGCCAATTTGGTTGAACCATTTATTCTTCAATCACAAGATATAAATATACAAACCATAATTGGTAATACTTTATATGTTAAACTTATGAATGATATTATTACAACTGGAACTACAACTGGTTATTATTTAACTTTAATGACTGATTATATTCAACCAGCACAAGCTCAATGGGCTATTTATCATTCATTACCTTTTCTTAATTATAAGCTCACAAATAAAGCAGTTAGTGAAAAAAGTAGTGATAACTCAACCGTTACACCTCTTGAAACGGTTCAATATTTAAGAAATACTATTAGAGATAATGCTGAATTTCTTTCAACAAGA